TTAACCTAGCACAACCCCAATGTCTTATGCGTTAACTTACGTTAATATCTAAAAATGCCCTCCGCTGTACGGATGAATCCATTGTATATAGCAGGGCGAGGCACTTTGGGGGGTGGGGGGTCGGTTTGGCGGGCGCGGCTGTGAGATTCGATGCCTGTCTGTGTGCGTATATAGGATGCGGACACATTTAACCCGTGACCTTTTAACAAGACCGCAGGGATGAGGGCTGCTTTGCTCAGGATGCGCGTGTGTGTGTGCAATGAACCATTCTTCTGGGGTGGATTGGCAAGGCTGCCTGATGTGTCTTCCCCTATATGTGTGTAATAGAGAGAAGCAGAAGAAGGATGATTAGTGTTCTGTTTCTTTGACTAGACCGCCGCCGAGTGATTGGAGCAGGTGGTTCAGTTCTGTCTGTAGTTCTTCGTCTGTACGTTGCTTGGTTACGTCTTCTACCTTATGCACTGTCTGGTAGCCTGTACGATCTAGGATGCTATTGATTGCCCCTAACTTGACCGCAGGCGATACCTTGTCATCACTGATGAGGCTTTGGAGTTTTTCAACCGCCATAGGTACAGCACCGCCCAACGCCTGTCGTGTTGCGTCATCTATCTGGGTGGCTAGTTTCTTCTTGAGTTCGTAGGCCTGTTGTTCAGCAGTTGCAGCAGAGTACCCCGCACTGATGGCGGACTGTGTTGCGTTGCCCGTCTGACTAAAGTAGTGGACGAATAACTTTTGCTTATCTGTCAACGTTTTATCGCTCATATCAACATTATAACCTAAAGTAGTGTCATATCAATATATAAGTGAAAATAAATTCTTGCGTACACTCTGGAATGTGTTATATAATTAACCTACGTTAAACAACAATGAGGTAAACAACATGGACAACGAAACCATAAAGCAAGCGGTTCAGATGCGTAAGGCGCACTTGAATCTTATCAAATGGGCTTTGAAAGAAGGCTGTTCAATCAACGTGTATTGCGAGGGTGATGCACTGGTTGAGGGTTCTACAAAGTACACCGAAATCAAAGACCACACCGAATCAGTGGACATCGCTGAATTACTGTTCTTCAAGGATGGTGTGCGTAAGGGTTGGGCATTGATTGTCTTTGGCAACGAAGATGATGAATTGGTATCTGACTACACCGCTAACGATTGGATGGAATCTTGGTGGGAGCAGTTCAACGCAATGTGGGAGGCAACACAATGAAAACGTTTTTGAGAGTATTTGGCGGCCTTGCGGTCGCCATTGGTCTGTTGTCAATCATGGGCAGTGCTAATGATTGCGATGGTAAGTGCATGGAGTATGCGAACGACATACCAACCATGCTGATGGTCATAGGTTATGGCCTTGTCGCTATGCTAGGCGGAGCAGCGTGCTTGTATGCCGCTGAACGTTTCTAATGCGTATCGACATTGAGAACATCAACACATTTCAAGGTTGCATCCCTAGCGGGTGCGATCTTGTTGTGTATGAGAAGGGAACAGACCCGCAGGATGGGTTTGTATTGTATGGGTTTGATGAGGTTGGCGAGTTGGAAGACATCTTTGACATCAAAAAACCTAAATATTGCTTTTTATCAACAACAACAGAGGAAGGAAAACAATGAGCAAAACAAAAAACGCAAACTGGGATTACATCGAAGGTCTTGACACTTCATCGTATGACATGCAATCGGCACAGGCTGAAACGCAGTTCATGGTGAGTAAAACGGCTGAAGATGTTGCAACGTTTACAAAGCAGGAAATTGAGTGGTTCGCTGAAGCACTGGTGACCTACAACAAGGACAAGGCGGCAGATATTGCCACAATGCTGCATTTTGAAATGCAGGACAGGGAATACCGTCACATCACTGACATCAAAAAGACCACAGAAACAGGCGGCACACACCTACACGGACACATCAAGCGCACATACGCGCAACTGGTTGAAGTGTTTGGCGAACCGCATTTTGTGTACATGCCGCGAGCAGGTGCAGAGGATAAGATTGACCGTGAATGGGCTTTCAAGTTTCCTGATGGTCGCGTGTTCACTGTCTACAACTGGAAGAACGGCAAGGCATACTGTGGCACAGATGGCCTTGATGTTGAGGATATAACGGACTGGAACGTAGGCGCACATCAATCGTCTGCATACCATGACCTTACAACGTTGCTAGATATGAAACTAGGAAAGGAGCAGTAATGCAGCAGGATAAATTCTTGTCGGTGGATTCTGTCTGGGTCAAGTCAATCGTTGATGACCACTTGAAAGGTCTTAGCCCGTCACAGCGGGTTGAGGCTTTCCAATATCTACGGGTTAACCTTGACCAACTTTATCAGGGATTAGATGAGGGCTTGCGCCTTTGCCTTGATGATTGGCAGAAAAAGAAAAACGAGGGTCAATTGTGATCTGGCGTTTTATGTTAAGCGGATTCATCTGGACTCTTGCCATATTCCTTGCATGGGATGGCGCGAGTCTGGATGCAATCATAGTCGCATTATGGGGCGTGATAAACATTTGGCACGCTATCGAATCAAATAGAAGAAAGGAAATGAAACAATGAGCAAAGCAAAAGCAATCGAACAACTGAAGGAAATCATCAACAAAGGTGACACCATTTACTATATCGTCAAACAGGTATCAAACAGCGGTGCGTATAGGCATCTGGATTTTCACAAGTTTGACATCAAGGATGAATTTAGAGAAGGCGAAGACAGGATTGTCAAATACTGGTTGACGCGCTTGATGTGTGATGCACTGGAATACAAATTCAAAGACAAAACCAGTTGCATGGGTGTTTCAGGTGGTGGAATGGATATGGGTTTCCATGTGATCTATCAACTGAGTCATCTGCTGTATGGTGATGGTTACGCACTAAAATACAGCCAGTTGTAATCACTCATAAAACAAATTATTTCTTGTGAACGGGTTGGATGGATTTATCTGACCCGTTTTTTTATCTTTAAAATCTAGCCAATCCAACACATGCTGCAGCAGTTCTTTCTGCTCACCAAAGTTGCCCGTAAATTCTGCAGGGCTTTGATGATAGCCATACGTTCCGCGATGATGCAGATAGCACAGGGGAATGACCTCAAAATGACTAGACCTTCTACCCATGCCCGTCTGGTGTTTGATGTGGTGCAGTTCTGCAGGTGAATCATAATGGCCTAATATCGCGCAGGCGATGCAACCCAAATCAGCCACGCGTGACATGTGTTTCTTTTCTTCAGCAGTTGCCGCCTTCTTAGCCATATTGTTTCCGTTCAATGGTCTGGTTAATCATGTTCGTCTTCCATTTTTCAAAGTTAATGTCTACGATTTTCTTTTCCCATGCCCATTTAAGTTCTTCTTCTATCGCCATGCCTAACGCTTCAATGTGTTTCTTGTAGCGTTCATCAGCACGCGCCTCACGTTCCTGACCTGCTGCAGTCTTCTCACCTTTGACCATGTATTCCTTCATTAGATCAGACAACATGATTTGTCTGCCGTGTTCTAGTACAACCACATCACGCTTTGCGGCTGCATGTTTCTGCCCAATCTCACGCAGTTTGTGCAGTTGTTGTTCTTTAGCGTCTTCCGACATAAGCACCCCCATTTGATTTGGCTTTTTTGATTTGAAGATGACGCAGGAAGCCTTTGACCTCATCACCTACAGGCATCGGCATCACGCGTTTGCTGTGAGGAAAATGCCCAAACTTTTCTTTGAATGTCCAATCTGCCCAACCTTGCTTGTATCCTTTTTGCTTGGAGTGATACAAAAGTTGCGCGTAAAAATCCTGCTTGTTTTGTGCTGTGGTTTCGTCCTTGGCTTTCTCAAGTTCAACCAATCTGCCTTGCTTCACTAAAACTTTTTTGTCTGCTTCCGTTGGTGCGTGACCACACACAGGGCAAGTTCTGTAGACTCTGGTGGGCTGATACACAGCATTGCATTGCGTGCAGGTGAACGGCTGCTTTTCAATGGGTGTGGATTTCTTTTTTGGTCTGGTAATTTTATCTTCCGTAAGTTCCCATTCAGGTACATCTTCAGGGAATCCGTGTTCATAAACGCAGCCTGCATGGTCAATGATTAAGGTGTCATCCTTGCCTTCAAACGGGCGTAATGATCTACCCACCATCTGCAGATACATGCCATACGATTTCGTTGGTCTGGCAAGGACAACGCATGACACTTTAGGTTCATCCCAACCTTCCGTCAAAACCTGACAGTTGGATAGCACTTTGATTTTGCCAGTATGTAAATCATGCAGCACAGTTTCACGTTCCAACTCATCCATTTCACCATCCACATGACCTGCAGGAATGCCGTTGTCTTTGAAGATTTTGGCTATGAACCTGCTATGGGCAATAGATGTAGCAAACACAACAGTTGGTCGGTTCTCTGCATGTCGTATCCAATGCGTAACCAAGTCACCCACTAACTTAGGTTTATTCATTCGTGTGTTTAGGCCGCGCTTCTCATAGTCACCTGCCATAATCTTCAGACCTTGCAAGTCTGGCATAGTTGGAGCAACCACACGGTTAGGAACAAGGTAACCTTCACTGGTCAACTTGCGTATGTTTCCGCATTCAACAAGATCATCATAGACACCACCCAAACCTTTGCCATCATTGCGTACAGGTGTAGCAGTTAGACCAATCACATAGGCATCTGGATACTCATTGATTAAATCTTGAAATGACTTGCTGACTGAACGGTGTGCTTCATCCAGAATAATCAAGTCTGCACGGGGCTTCATAAAATACTTGTTGTCTTTGCGGATTGTGTAAGTCTGAATACTGGCAACTTGTGTTCTTGCACCTATGTTGCCTGACCTACCTGCCATCAATACGCCATGTGATACATCAAATTGACGTAACTTATCTGAACATTGATTCACCAGTTCCCGTCTATGTGCAACAAACAGACAATGTTTTAGCCGTTGTTCTGCTGCTTGTATCATGGCACTGGCAATCACAGTCTTACCGCT